CGATATATTTCTTTTATGGATTCTTATGTGCACGATAAGCACGGCTATAAGCTGGACAGTTCACTGAGGAACGAACTCGAAGAAGCTATCCTCAACCTGCGGGTCATGCCTTCGATGAGGGCTATGATGACTGCTGGTGATGCCCTAGAGCGTGATGCAGTGTGTGGCTATAACTGTAGCTACATCCCAGTAGACAGTCCTCGTGCGTTCGATGAGTGTATGTACATCTTGATGTGCGGCACAGGAGTCGGTTTCTCTGTAGAAAGAGAGAACGTTGACAAATTGCCAGTAGTTAGCGACAACTTCAATGATTCAGAAACTGTGATCAAGGTAGCTGATAGCAAACCGGGATGGGCAAAGGCACTGCGCGAGTTGATTGCGCTGCTCTACGCTGGACAGGTTCCTTCGTGGGATATGTCGGGAGTTCGTGAAGCTGGTGCTCGTTTGAAGGTCATGGGCGGCAGAGCAAGTGGTCCACAACCCCTTATTGATCTGTTTAACTTTACTGTCAAAAAATTTAAAAAGGCTGCAGGACGTAGGCTGTACCCTATTGAATGCCACGATCTTATGTGTAAGGTAGGTGAGATTGTGGTTGTGGGCGGCGTTCGTCGTTCAGCATTAATTAGTTTGTCTAATCTAGGTGACGAACAGATGCGACTCGCCAAATCTGGTGAGTGGTGGGATGAGCCTGACAAGCAAATCTACAGAAATGGTCAACGAGCACTAGCTAACAACTCAGTTGCCTACAAGACTAAGCCTGAGATGGGTACGTTCATGCGTGAGTGGCTTGCTCTGTATGACAGCAAGTCTGGTGAGCGTGGTATGTTCAATCGTGAAGCAGCCGACAAGCAGGTTGCTCGTAATGGTCGCCGTGAAACAGGTCACATGTGGGGAACCAACCCGTGCAGTGAGATCATCTTACGCGGATATCAGTTCTGTAACTTGTCAGAGGTAGTTGTTCGTGAAACCGACTCTCTGCAAGACCTAAAAGATAAGGTACGTTTGGCAACCATCTTGGGAACCCTCCAGTCTACCTTGACTGACTTTAAATACTTGAGGAAGATATGGAAGGACAACACAGAAGAAGAACGTTTGTTAGGTGTGTCTCTGACAGGTATCATGGATCATCCTGTTCTTTCAAAGAACGTGGATAGCAAGCGTTGGCTCGAAGAAATGCGGGAAACCGCTATCGAAACAAACCGACTTTTTGCAGAAGAGATTGGTATTCCTGTTAGCGCAGCAATAACCTGCGTCAAGCCATCAGGAACCGTATCGCAGTTGGTAGATGCAGCAAGTGGCATTCACGCACGACACAACGACTATTATATCCGCACTGTTCGTGGTGATAACAAAGACCCCCTGACGCAATTCTTAATTGAATCTGGTGTACATAATGAACGTTGTGTAAATAAGCCGGACATGACGACTGTCTTTTCGTTTCCAACAAAGGCACCCGACGGTGCCGTCACACGAACTCAGATGACAGCTATTGAGCAACTAGAACTCTGGAAGACCTACGCTATACATTGGTGTGAACACAAACCGTCTGTATCTATTACCGTCAAGGAACATGAGTGGATGGAAGTTGGTGCGTGGGTTTACGAGAACTTTGATGTTGCGTCAGGTGTCTCTTTTTTTCCGCTCAATGATTTCGTTTATCCACAGCCTCCATATCAGGACATCGACGTGGATGAGTACAGTGAATGGATGCAGACTTACAAAAACGTACGCATTGATTGGGAAAAGCTAACTGATTTCGAAAAAGAAGACAACACTAGCGGATCACGTGAGTTGGCTTGTTCAGCAGGAGTCTGTGAAGTAGTGGACTTGAACGCGGCATGAATTGTTGGTACTGTACATATGCCTTGACTTGGGGTGGTGACCATGATACGGATGATGATCCAGATCATTCTATGGTCACCAATCTCAGTTGTTCGAACTGTGGCTCGTTTGTTTTAGTATATTTACCTAGAGAAGAAGATGATACAAATCAAGATAACGCCTGATATACTTGCTCGTGCCAAAAAGAAAGCTGCCTCTGTAGGTAATCTACAGGGCAGCATCACTGGCAGTCTTAGTAATGTCGTTGGAGCAATCGGAGAAATAATCGTAGAAGACTACGCTGGTGGCGAACCTGTCAACAGCAAGGACTTTGATCTCTTGGTACAAAACCGACGTGTAGACGTAAAGACCAAGCGGTGTAATACCACGCCAGCACCAAACTACGACTGTTCTGTAGCTGCACACGGATCGAAGCAAGACTGCGACAGCTACGTGTTCGTTCGTATTCTCACAGACCATAGCAAGGCTTGGATCTTGGGAGAGATTCCAAAGGAAACGTTCTACGAAAAGGCTACACGATATAACAGAGGGGATGTCGATCCGACTAACGGTTTCACATTTAGAGCCGACTGTTACAACCTAGCAATACAAGAACTAGAGAACGTCAATGGCAAAACAGCACAAAGCTAATCTGTTTCAATTCACAGTATATTTAAAACAAGACGGCAACGTAGAGATAAACATGGATGGTGTCCAGCCGGAGCAGCTAGAAGCTGTAATAAATACAGGGATGCCAGAGTATGATGGTGCACACTCTATAGCATCCCTGCTTCGGTATATTAGGTCGATGGGGAACGAGATGTTGGACAAATCTCGAAACTACATTTAGGCTTTTCGTTTCTTACCCATGTTCTTTTGAATCGCAGTTTGTCTGGCCTTTTCATAGCCTGACATCTTACCATCCTTATCAAGATCGCCCTTCGTAGAGGGTATAGTCTTACCCATTTTAAGAGCGGGTTGCATCGGGTTCATAGCCATTTGCATCCCGTTTTTTTGTGCTTTAGGGGCGGACATCATGCCACCCATTGCCATTGGCTTGCGAACACCGCCGCCATATGCCATTCCTTTTCTTGAGTAGTACGACTTCATAGTCCTCTCCTATTGTGGTTCTTCAAAGTCAAATATAATCCCTTGACTTTTCCAGTAGTTTTCAATGTATTCTTTGTCTGCTACTGGTGTGTCAAAGTTAACACCCGATCTAGACAAATCTCCTGCAACAAACTTCATTATGCTTTGTGCTAGATATAGCGCATCATCTTCTACTACTCGTGTTTCATCTTTTAGCACGTTGTAGATGATCTCTGCTGACCGTTTGTCTTTTAGTATCATAGACACCATCCGACCCTTGCCCATTGCCGCATACCTCAAGGCAACTTCTGCAGCTACATACTCTTTACTGACCATGCCACGAGCAAGGTTAAACGCCTTTGACAGGGTGTTGTCTAAGGTAAATCCTTTTGTAGACTGCTGTAAGTTACCTTCGGCTTCACGTACGAGGCGAGGTGCTTCTGTCTTTGTAGCTAGGCGGAAGATAGCGCGAAGTGTTTTTAGTTGGGATTCGTCTACACCTGCAGCATCTGCAAGTGCCCTTATGTTTCTTCCTTCTCTGCTAGTACCTTCTATTGCATCGTCTATAAGCGCAAATACAATATCAGGTCTATCATAAGAGTCTACTGGAACCTCTTGTCCGTCGAACATCTTTACTGTACGACGACCCCGACTGAAATCTCCTGCAGACTTTAATACTTCTGTAAACAGAGCCTGAGTTGTGTTTACCATGTTATCTGCGCCGATGGCAGCTTGAGTTCGGGTCAAGTATGCTGTTACTTCGTTTGCATCGCCTGACATGATTACTTTGTCAAAGAACTCACGTCCCACAGTTGTCTTCGAAGACTTGTGCACTTGACTCAAACTTTCAAGAGCAAGGTCAGCTATCGCAGCCTCTGTAGTGCCCATCTCTGACTGTGCAGTTTTAGCTACGCTCAACAAGTCCGCATGTGTCTGCTGATACTCTTTAGAAAGATTGACAATGGTTACAACATCTCTATCTGCAGTGAGAAGGTCGTCTGTGTCAAACAGCTTCATAGCTACAGGCGGATTGTCTCCGTCTTTTACCATGAATGTAAATGCGTCTTCGATGCTTTCGAGGTAAGCGGCTAAGTCACCTTCAAACTGCTCTGGTACCTTTATGGCTTTAGGCATATCAGCAGCGTTTAGTATCATAGGTGTTTCGACTACTATAGAACCTGCAGACGCTCGTACGACTTGTTGAACCTTTTCCATGCCGCTGATTCTAAGAAACTCATTCTTTATAGAAGTTCCGATAATTGCCTGTAGCTTCTTAAAACCTTCTAGGTCCATTACCTTGAAGGTAGCTTCGGACAACTCACCTGCAGTTGGTATGCGAACTTTACCGTCCACTCCTGCGACTAGGATGTTATCTGCTAACGAAGGAGATAAGGATGCGAAAGTAGTAGACAGTCTATCTAATTGACTTTTTACAATTGCAGTAGAGTTAGGTCCGGGATTAACAATGTTATCGATCAAGGGCTTCAATAAATCGACGACTTGTCTTCCCCCCTTTGTAAGTTGTGTGGTATCACCACCGCCAGCAATAATATCAATGTCACCGGCTGTCATACGTTCTACTTCGTAGCCAAAAGTTCCTTCATCAAACCTTTGTGCTTCTAATCGTGAAAGAGTACGTGCTCTTGCTACCTGATTGTAGTCATCTACATTCAGTGTGCTTCCCCACTTTTCTAGGGTATCATCTATGCTAGATACGACCAGCCGCCCGATGTTTTGCTTGTCATCGTTGTTGCTTTTTATAAGCTGGTTAGCTGCCTGCCGTAAATCTTCCATCTCTTTTGGCGACGCAATAAACGACAGGTTACGTGCGTTCATAGATAATCCTTCGTCGCTGATGATCTTCAATGCAAGCTGTAAGTCAGATATCTGATCACCAGACTGAACGCCCAATTCCGCAAGAACTGTAGAGTTTGTACCGTAGTAGTCATTCTTAAAGTAAGCAATCACGTCGTCTGCAGAATTAAAATCCATACCTACGTCGTCGCCCAAAGCTTTCAAAACCGACTCGTTAGAAAATAGTTTTTTCATCCCTCTAGTTGCAGCATTGTTCATGCCCTGCATCATACGAACTCCGGCAGTACCGCCAAATGCTTTTGCTGAAACAGGGTTGGCTGCTTTAGCAATGCTACCTGCTTGGTCTACACGGTACGCCTGAAAAACTTGAAGTATGTTTGTTGCTACAGTATCAAATTCAATAGGTTCAGTCGTAGATATCTTTTCGTATTCTGCGTTTACAACTATACGTGCGTCACTTCTTGCTAGCTTTGTGATCTGCATTATCTGATCACTTGCACCTGCCATGATTTCTGCTGCATTAGTAGGCAGTCTCGAACTCTCTACGCCTGTTATAACAGCATCAGTTAGTTTTCCTACTGCCTGTTTAGCAGTTATAGAGGCAGTTCTTACGGCTGCTGCTTGTGTAGATGCCGTATCCGTTGACGCAGCAGCTATACCTGTGCGAGATGTTGTACCTGAAAACTTATCAACTTCAGCCGTAAATCTGGCCTCAGTAGCACCTATCATTTCAATCAGGTCGTCTACCTGATCTGAAAGGATGGCTTGTTTTCTAGCACCTATAGAAAGATTAGGGCTAGCTAAATCTTCAATGAGTCGTTGTGCTTGCTCTAGGTTTCGACCACTCAAAAGCTTCTGCTGTCTGTTTCCTTCTGCATACGCAGATTTGAAAGAACTAGATAAAACCTCTAAGCGGTTTGCAGCTTCTATCTGTGCAGGATCTCCCGACTCGTTTAGTCTTAGGATAATGCGATCCATTCTATCTACAGCAAGACCCATAGCAGCTATCTGCTTATCAGCCTCAACTTGAGCATTTAACTTTTCTCTAACTTGCTGCTGTACTCTTATAAATTGTTTTGGTTTTACTGATACTGTGCTTGCGTCCAAAGCAGCAGCCATACTGAAAAAGAAATTCATTTGAGTTGCTTGGCCTACTGTCATCTTCAGAGCCGCACGAGCCTCATCGCGCATAGCTGCAGGTAAAATTCTAATAACTTCGTCCATATCTTCAAAACTATCAGATAAATTTCTTAGCATAGAATCTGTAAAGTCAGTGCCACCTGCAGCCAACTCTCTACCGCTTGCAGATATAAGCCCTTTTGTAAATACGTCAAAGGCATATAGTTCTGCCGTAGTGAGGTTTTTTCGTGCTTCGGCTGGCATGTCTACGACTGCCTTTAGGTTTGGATTGACCAACCATCCTTCACCCCGTCCTCGATTTGCTGCCCCTAGCAAAGTAAAAGCGGCACCCACAAAAGATTCTGTAGCTACTTTAGCACGGAACGAAGTCTGTGACAGAGCCGAACTTACAAAATAAACTCTATCTAGTTTAAATAGTTGCTTTCCTATGGCGTAGCCACCAAGCATAGCACCAACACCAAAGAGTTCCCCCATCTGAGGATTTTCAGACATGTTTCTGCCGATAAGCTGGGATATAGCCATCGTAGTATCGAAGACAGGACTGAAGCCATACTCCCGTGCATAAGGAGCAAGCTGCTTAACACTTGCCCAGTTCTGTAAAGCAAGTTCCCTATTTAACTTTTGTGTGATCGATGCAGCCTTTACGTCGTCGCCAACCTTCTCCGCACGAATCAGATTGTGCTGCAGGTTTACTATCTTTTCATGCCGTGCAGTTTGTTTTACAGCGAGTTCAGAAGCACCTGCTCTACCTGCTAGCACTTGTGCAAGAGATCCTTGTCTCCACTTGGTCAGAAAGCCAGCGTACTTAGCCTCGTCAGCAAGTTGTATTGCAGCATTCGCAATTGGCACGTTTCTTGTTTGTGCGGCAGTGGCAACGGCAACCGCCTGATCGCTTGTGCTCAAGAACTTAAACGGTACGTCTTGTCCTGAAGCTGCTTTGATATTTCTTTGTACAGAGCGGTAGGCACTACCTAGAAAAGTAAACGGAGCCTTAAACACGTTGTAGGCTGCGAGGTTCTCTCCTATGAGTGTTGCTAACTTGCCGGGAACCGACTGCATGTTGAATAGTTCTTCGAACATGTCGTTAGCAAACTGCTCACCAACAAAGTTTACCTCGTACTGTTCCACACCGTCGACAGTTGTTTTTTTGCCTAGACCCAAGCGATCAAACTCCTGATCCCCTAGCTGCAACCGAAGTTGTTCCCGCAAGATGTCGTTCATTACAGTCTGTCTGTCCGCAAATGCTGGGAAGTTATCACGGAACTCGATTAACTCTTTTTGTCTACCTTCGTCGGTGTACTCTGAAGTATCATTGTTCATAATTGAATCGTAGGCATAACCAGCGTAATAAGGAAGATAGAAACCGACGCCTTCCTTAGTTGCATTTGCAAGACTGTACAGACGTTCCGCAAACACGTCGCCCAAGTCCGCTTCTATTGACTTTAATAGTGCGCTACGAATCTTAGGATTAGTAGGTGCGTCTGGGCGCGATTCCATCCACTGCTTTAGATACGCTGCATCTTCAGCCTTTTCTTGTATCTTTGCTTCTAGCTGACCACCCTTTGGCACATTGGGCGGGGTCATAACCTTACCGGTAGTCATGTCTATTGGGAACTGTCCGGTTTCTTGTACGCCGTAGTATAGGTCTGAATTGTTAGGAAGCAAGTAATCGAAGTCTTGTCGCACATTGCCTGTACGAGCATCGTTTAACATAGCCACCTGATCAGGAGAAGCGTTACCAGCAGTCTCTGCTTTCTTAGCTTCCTTTAGCATGGTATATAAGTTTTGATCTTCAATCACAGGTTGATCAAACAAACTGTTCAGGTCTACTTCACCACTCAGCCCCTGCTCGAACACACGGTCCTGAATCTGCATACGCCCATCCGTTTCGGACTGTGCAATGCTGCTTTCCTCAGACTTTAAATACTCTTGAAAAGTCGTAAGACCGGGACCAGATTTTGTCATCTCCCGCGTTTTGTCAGCAACGTCTAAGACTCTAGAAGGAAGGTACTGATCGAAAGGAGTAAACTGTTCAGGTTGATCGTCAGCAATGCCATCTCCCGGTTTATTTGGAAACAGTTTCTCTGATGGTCCTGTTGTGAAGATAGTATCCGCCATTAGATATTGCCTCTGCTCTGCTGCATAAAGTCTTGTATTTCCATACTGCTGAAGATGCGACCTGATCCTGATTCAACAAACAAGCCCCCCATAATGCGCTGGGGTTGACCACTTCTACGGTTTACTCGAATTTCAACTATGCGATTTTGTTTAGCAACGTTCCTGCCAAATTTATCTGCTGCGCTCTGCGTGCTAATAGAATATTTACCTCTGAACAATTGGCTTCCAAACCCACCGTTGGGATCAACTAGATTTGCTTGGTACTGTTCTACTATTTCAATATCGTGTGTATTTCTAATTAAAGGATCTAGGTAGCGCAAAGAACGCATACTTCTAACTTCGTCCTTAGTTGGTTGAAAGAACCTATCGCCTGACTTAGCGCGAGAAACAAACCCAAACATACGCTCTGTAAGGGCTAGGTTATCGTAGGTTTGATCTAGTAGATCGTCAATAATTTCAAGTTGCAGTTCTCGAGGGTCAGTTACGTCACCAAGAACTGCATCCATAGCAGCAGCAAAGTCTCGCTCAGAAATACGACCACTTGGATCCATAGTTTTAGCGTAACCGTAAGCAAGAGTAACAGCAATTGAAGCCATCTCTGCATTATTCCGTGCAAACTCTGAGTCCAAAAAACTGTTTATCTGGTCTTGGATACCGGCTCTGTTTGAAGTTGCGCTTCCAGAGATATCATTACGCATATCGTCTACTTTTACAAGGTCAGAAACTGCGGAACTATTGATCCGTTTCCACATACGTTTGCCACCTTCCATCGCCGTTTCAACAAGATTTCCTTCTAGGGAAAATATGTTTAAAAGGGTAGACGTAATGTTATCTGCGAGACGAGATTGATTACCCATTCGAGCCAAGCGTGACTGTGCTCTTGTAAGTAGATTTGCAAAACTGTTTGCGTTTTCTTTTGCTCTGGCTATATCAGCTAGTTTTATGTCCCGTCCTGTTGCTTCTCTGATAAATCCAGAAAACGCTGCAGAGTTTATTGTTGCTTCTAAGGGGCTAGGGCGATATCTTTGTGGAATTTCACCACTCAAGTTTGCCGCAATAATATCTAGCTGCTGACTTCTGTTGGATACTCCTGTACGAGCAAGAGTAAATGCAACAGACTTCATAGCTGAGTCGCTTATGTTTTGATCTACCTTGTTTGCAAAGATGGCATTTTGTTTGATGATGTTTACAGGAGTGTACAAGCGAAACGGCTCATCCGACCCCACATCAACTAAGTTATAGTAGCCCGTATCTGTACTTAACAACTTTTGTGGTGTTGTACCCTGTGCTTCCGCAAATGAAATCAAGTCTTGGCTTGCACTGAGAACACGATTTGGAGATACACGGATTTGAGTAGGATCTAGGGGAGTTTCACCGTCGTTAGCAATCTGTGCTGGAAGCGTAGGCAAATCATCAATTGTTCCACCCGGACGGGGAAGGCCGATTTGGTCGTGCACGATTTCAGCAACAAACGGAAGTGCAGCATAAACCGACTTGAAACGATTGGCGTAGTTAACCGGATTTGCTGGAATCACCGTGCCGTCTATTCTTGTCTTTACTTGTGACTTTTCGCCGTGATCCCGTATGAGTGCGGTCGCTACGTCTTTTTGAAATACCTGCCTTTGACCCGCTGACATGTCTTTATAAGCGGCTGTGATACTTTCAGTGGAGTATCTATTTAAGGTATCTAACCAGCCATCAGGATCGTCGATTAGGGACTTTGGAGTTTGCAAACTAAGCACTTCTTTTCCAGCCGCATTCGTGTAGACCGTGCGGTTTTTATCTGTATCATTGGCAATTCCGGCAATAGCAACTAACTGCGCCATCCTTGATTGTTCCTTTTCAGTCCATTGACTAACGGGTTTGCCGTCTGCAAGTTCTTTAACAATCGGAATATTTGTTGTTGCAGCAACTTGACGAGCAGCCTGATCGTCTAATTGGTTTATGTCTGATAAGGCAGCTTCTAAGAAATCACCGACAGAGGTTACGTCGGCTTTGTCCGAACCATACGCAGATTTAAACGCTGCTAATTTAATCTGATCACGCAAAGCTAATTGGTTTGTTTTTGCAAAAGGTGCTACGGTCTGTTCTAGACCCGTAATTAAAGAAAGCGCGACTGAGCCTTTGCCATCCTTAAAGGCGTCTTTAATCTGATTGTATGATTCATTCGTGATTGCGTTGTACTCTGCGGCAGGTTTTTGAACGCCTGAAAGAACCGCATGTACAGGGCTTCCTTTAGGAAACATACCGGACTGCAGGATAGACTGGGCTTTGCCGTAGTCTCCCCCAACCTCTTTGATTATTTCAAACTCTTGTTTGCCAAATGTTGGAGATGCGTAGCCTACAAGAAGAGGCACGATAGCTTGAAAATCATCCTGCTCTAAGAGACGAATATCGCTCAACAGGCTTCGTGCTACAGTTGGATCAGTTTTAGAAGCTTCGATCCACGACTTTTGTGTTGCTGTTTCGAATGATCGACCTGCTGTATTGAGAATACTTGCCTGACGATAGGGGTCCATGCTTTGAAAGATAGGGAACATAGCACTGTTGTTCATAAAATTAAAGGCAGCTTCTGGGCTTGAGTTCAAGCTAGTTGTCAAAGTTTCCATGCCTGATTTCATTGCCGCAGCTTTATCATCTCTGGCCTTTTTCTCAGCTTCTTTTTTAACACTTTGTCCTGTGAGGGTTGCACCTAGAAGCCCATTTATAACGCCGAAACTAATAGGATCCATTACACTACGTCCTCTTCACGTTGCGGCATCATAAAGCCTTCTTGCGGCTCCGCTACCTCTTGGTTCATCTGTTCCATCATTTCACGTTCAGCTTCTTTTGAACTATCGATGCCCATGCGAACAGTCTCATTTAACTTCTCACGAAGCTGGCTAAACAGACTAGGGTTGTTTTGTTTCAAGAGTTTAAAGTATTCTCTGTCGTCCATCCGCTCATCAGCCATTGGATTCTTCTTTTCAAACATTTTGTACGGCACGTCGTTTTCTTCAGCGAGGTACGCAATGTATACAGCTAAAGGACTTTTGGCTAGAAGACCGGCATCTAACGAAAACTTACCAGCTTCAAAACCGTCGATTACCCAAGTCTCTACGATGTGCTCTACAGAGATTCCTGCAACAAGCAACTTAAACATCTCGTCTAAGAAAATAGGATCGTTGTCTAATCTGTCGGTTGCTTTTTCTAAAATCTTCGTTACATCTACTTCTTGTGGGGGCTGTCCCCACGCCCATTTGGAGTTATCCGAAGTTAACGAAATTCCGGGAGGAGCGACTGCAAACGGATCTGCCGCTTCGATGCTACCCCTTTTAATATCTAATTTATTCTCGCCCTTCATACTACGCTCCTAATGTGTTACGTATTCTTGCCCGTGATACTTGGGCAGCACGTGCACCCGCCGGAGTGATATCTAGGCTATTACCTATGTTAACGTTGGGTTGTGTATTGATACGGTTGCTTCGTCTAACTGCCGCAACATCGCGAACTTGTTGCAACGTGGCGTCCCTCAATTGTCGTTCTGCCATTGATCTCATGGCGTTCTGTACGTTTTCGGGGTAAATAGGGGGACGAAGACCAAAGGGTTGATCCATGTTTCTTTGTGAGGCACGTGCCGCACTCGTCCGAAACTTAGCAAAATCAGGTTTCATAAAGCCTTGCTGTTCTTTATCATCATCTTCGGTATATTTGCTGTATGCTTTTGCGCCTAGCTGAATAAGATCAAAAGCTTCACCGAAGAAGCTTGAAACGCCAGTTAACAATTTTCCTACATCCATAAGTGTATATCCTACCAGTTTGCAATAACTTTAATCAGGTTCGTAGCTATCGTAGCTTTCTGTTGACTGTCTAGCATCGACTCAGAAGCGGCAATCTCCATAGCCCGAAGTGCTTGTTCGTGCTTGCGTTGCTTATCACTTTCAGCCGACGTAAAATTAAATGTTGCATTATCGCGATACTTTTGCCAAAGCTGATTCAAAGCAGTCTGGCTTGCATTAAACGCATTCTGAGTGTTAATACGATTTGTTTCGTTTAAGGTCGCAGTATTAGCCGTGTTAATCTGTCTGCGCCACTGTGCGTTGGATTGATCAATTGCAAAAGCCATGTTAGCGTTGAACTTGTCACGCTGATCTTCCATAGACGCATTAAATTCTTTAAACGAATTTGCCTGACTGGTATTGTATTGTTTAATAGCAACGTCACGGTTGATGTTAGCCGTATCAATCTGCACACCTAGTTCCGTATAAAACTCTTCTAACTGCAACTCATTTTTTGCATTGATTTGACGGCGTGTGTTTTCTGCATTTGCTTCTGACAGAGCAGCTTGTGTTTGTGCACTGTACTTAATAGCATTGCTTTGTTGTTGTGCGTCTAGTTCCTTTAGGTCTATCGAAAGGAGTGCTTGAGCGTTGCTAATCATACCCTTAGTACGAGCGTCTGCATTTTGACGATCCATCGTAGCAACTTGAAGAGCATTCTGAAGGGCTGCTTGCTGCTGGTTGTCCAAGTTTTTGAGTTGGATTGTTTGATAAGCTTTTGCGTCTTGCGCTGCAATCGTAACACCAGACTCCATAACAGCTTGCGTGATTGCTGCTGCGGCTACCGACGATGCTCCTAGACCTCGTTGCTGCATAATTGCAGATGCTTTACGAATAGCGGGGGAAGCCCACGGCGGAGCAGGTTGACCGGGTTGTAAGCCCGTTAACAACTGGCTCAACTGATACTGTACAGTTGCCTGTTGGTCTAAGGTTTGGGTTGCTGCATCAGCCATAGCACCTGCAGAAAGTGTGTTGTTTCCTATCTTATCGATATTTACTAAATCGTTAGGGTCAAAATTAGAGGTTGCACCTTGAAACGCCATGTTTTGAATATCTTGCTGTGCAGATGCTGTCGTTTTTATTTGTCCTATACTTGGATCTTTGGCTGGTGACTCGATAGTTCCGATTTGAGTTTGATCTATTGTGTCTGCAACAACAGCCGGTTTTGCAGCTAACGCTTGGGCATTCGGGGTTAATAACTCATCTTGCTGTATAGTTTGAAGGATAGGCTGAACTTCTGTAGCCGCCGTACCAGCAGTAGCAGCTACCTGTTCCGTCTGCTGCTCTAAGTCTGCCATCTTTTGTGTACTTTGTGCCGGAGTAGGCACGGGAGCAGTACCGGGAACAGGTGCAGGTAACGCTCCAGTTCCTGCTACAGGTGTAGCCTGTTGCTGTTGAGTCGTGGTAAATTGTGTAGCCATGTGTTACCCTACCTTTTATCCAAAGCTTTATCTAGCTTATCTTCTACGCGGTGCAAGGCTTCCATGACACGGCGCATATCATCACGAACATCGTTGCGAGTCGCGTAATCTTCACGAGTCTTGTTTAACAAGATTTCGATGCGCTTCTGCTCTCTGGTTGTTGCGTTTGCCCACCAAGCACCACCTGCAAGGATCAAACCGACGAGCATATCTATGAGGTTGTGCATTTCCATCGTTATGCGTAGGGGCTATCGCCAAGTACACTTGTATCCCAAGCTGCCTTCAAGCTAGCAATGTCTGAAGCACTGTCGATTGCTGATGCGGCGGGTGCATCACGCAAGGCATCCTTTGCTGTTGCAATAGCAGTTGTGCTGGTGCCAGCCTCTAGTGCCTTCATTAGCTCAACGTCTTTAGCCGCAAGCAATGGCGCACGAACTTCCCGAATTTTATCACGGAAGATTTCCTTTGCCTTAGTCATGTCCTCTGAAATAACAGAGCCTGACAATGACCATGCACCACGAAAGTGACGGTCAGAAGGTACGGTTGCTATAGAAGCATCAATCTGATTACCGTCCTTATCTACGATGTATGTTGTTACTGCCATTAGGTTTCTCCTCTTAGGCTGCTAAATCAGTGACTGTTAGTTCTTCAGTAATTTTCCAAGCGTTGCGCCACTCACGAGTGCTTGGTAACTGTTCTTTGCGGCAGATAACCAACTTGGGTTTGTTGCCTTCGTTCCAAGTCTGCCATACAGACTGTGGACAATCCTTCATTATTAGATATTCAATTGCTTCTTCTTCAGTCATTGCTTCAACAGGCTCTGTCTGATGCAGCAAGTAACCTCTTGTATGCTTCTTGAAGTCAGGCTG